ACTTTATTTGCTGAATTAATCGATGCAGCAGAAGCAGCGATACTTAGAAAAACCAAAACCTTTGAAGCAGTTGTACTTGCCTCGTTCGAAACAATCGACAAGCTATCAACGACAGCACCATCGTTACTTAGGCAATCGACCAGCAATACGCAACCACCACCATTAGGAGTATTGAAGTCAGTCGCAGTTGTCAGCGCCGCAGCACCGCCTAGTGTCGCGAATGAATGCAGCGGCCTGTCAACCAGCAGCGGCATCTTATTAGAACTACTGGTTGCCAAGGCGTCTCCTCATCTTTAACTATGTTACTTAAATCGGATTGACCAATAAATTATTAAGCCTTCTTGCTTTTGCCTTTGCGTGGCTCATTACGACGAGCACCAGATCCGAATGGAGAAATTCCAGTATTCATTCCACGGGGTGGATCCATGCTTCGTGGAGTACTCATCTCTGAGCCTGGGCCTGGCGTCTGCAAGAAGTTGGGTTTGTCTACGTCTTTAGCAACCTGTGAACCCATGTTGTACGAGCCCCACTGAGTAGGACGTTGATAAGTAGGCCCCTGGCTTTGCTCTATCTGCTCAGCATCACCGTAAGGATTGCGACGGAATACAACGTCAGCATCGGACTCACTATTAGGAGCGAACCTAGAAGCAATAGGAGTGAATGTCTGATAGTTGGTTGGATTGTTAGGAACACCATCCTTTGTTGCAGAGAAAAAGTCCTGGGCTTCCTTGTGCCCTTTCTTGTCCATGTACCACTCATTCAGTCGTGCTTGACGCTTAGGCCCCTCACGATTCTTGTAGAAGTCGGTGTTCGAATAGTTGCGTTTAGAGTTAGCCATTTTCAATTAGCTCCCATGAGGCTCTTTGCATAATCAAACAACTTCTTACCTTCAAGTCCGTCGACGTACCGTCCAACCCCTGCGAGGTTGAGATCGTTATTATTTTGCGCCTGAATCGCAGCGGGCTGAGCAGGAGCCATTTGCGCAGTATTGATCTCGCGGGGGCGACCTGTGCCCTCCATGATTGCTGCGGCATTCATTGCCGCTTGCCGAGCGTCTTCACCTGCGGTCATGCCGTTAGGAAGAACGGTATTGGCATCACCGGAGCCGAAGCCGCCATATGAATTACCGAACTTCTTGTTGTACTCACGCATCGCCAAAGCTGGATTTTTCTCAGCCCACTTCGCCATATCACCTGTATACCCAAGGGCATCGATGATCTCATCATTGGCGCCAATACCAGCTTGACGTTGCTGAGTATTGAACTGAGCTAATCCAGCGGCATCACCGCTATAGGTGTTGGTCTTGGCAGCTTCGAGGATTGCCTTGCCTTCATCAGTGCTCCAGATGTCAGCACCTGGGGCGTACTGCTGCCGCATTGACGTCAGAGCAGAATCTCTGGAGTTGGCATCGTCACTGCGAACTGGAGGTTCCTGACTAAATAACTGGTTGTAAGGACTATCAGGGTTGCTACGAGCTTCTTTTACCAACGCATCAGACTCAGCCCTAATACGTCCAACCCTTGCCGCTGCGCCTTCAGGGCCATCGATCAGGGCACGTTGCTCGGCTGCGCTCAGACCTGAGCTAGGGCTTTGCCTGCGTGACAAGTCGCCGGGGTTAGTTCCAGGATCGCCATCGTAAGCAGCGAAAAAGTCGTACAAACCAGAGCGGGCATTTTGCACCGGCTGCTTATACATTTGGTTGTACCATTCGGCAGAGTTTGGCTCTGTCTCTCGGTACTGACCGCTCTTCATCTGATAACGACGTTCAGGCTTACCTGATTGAGTCAGATTGCCTGGAACTGTTACCCATTTTCCTTCAGCCACTGATTACCTCCAGTTCATTGCGCCTTGGGCTTGCATCACTCGGGTGCCCACGGCAGTATCTGCTGGGCCTGGTACTGACATGATGAATTCAGCACCAGCTCTGTCGTAGGCATAACGCCGTACTTCATCGCGGCGATAGTTCGCTACGTATAAAGCTTCCGCAAGACGATCACACTCACGGCTGTAAATCTCCCAATAGTCCTTGTCCGCTTTTAACGGTTCAGACTGGAAAATTGCACGCTCAGTGTCACCTGTAATCCGCTCGACGCGGCTAGGTTGCGGCTGATCAGCAATCCGAAAGATCTGCGAAACCTTGAAGGCCTTGTCGCAGCGGTCTAAATGTTCAAGAATTCTCGAATAGAAATAACTATCCGGGACTCTTGCCATTGCCTCTTCCAGACGGGCAATATCCCCCGCCGGGAGATTAGCTCCGACGTTGTATCCCAAATGGAAGCGACAACGGCTTTTGTCGTAGTCGTTGAGCTCCAATGTTATTCAGCGACCTTTCAGTAATTCTATGCGAATCAGTCGATGTAAATTAAGTCGGCTGCGATAACCTCGTCCCAGTCAACACGACCGATCTTTTTAAGCTGCTCGAGATTCTTGAAACGTTCGCCGGGGAGAGACAACCTCAGCTCAACGATCTTCTTGGCCGTCGCATAGCCAATACCTTTGACGTGCTTGGCGATACCTTCAGCAGTGCCGACATTAAGGTTTAACCTCGTGTCAGCAGGGATGATTGTTTCAGGAAGCTTATCTTCGTCTACCTCGACTTCAGCGCTTTGAGGTTCGATCGAGACTCCATTTCTACCCTTACCCGCTTCATAACCAACTAAGTCAGCAAGAGCTACATAAGCGACAGACCCGCTGGAGTTCTTCACCATTGCCCATTCCTTGTCATGGTGGGAAATGAATTCAACTAACTGGCCGGTCTTGGTGTTTTGATACAGCGCCATAAATGCAATAAAAAAAGGGCGGCTGGTGGCCCAGACGCCCTCATACTAGAGAAAAGACTGAAGAATCAGCTCTCAGTCAAATAAGGCAGCATCGTGTTATCGGCGCTAGCTACTTCATCATCGAGATAGTACGAGACTTCACAGATGATTGGAGTACCGCCAGATGCAGTAGAGCTCAGAGTGTTAGAGCTAGCTACGTTGCCTGCGGATGTGCAGAGAAACACTTTCAGCGTCAGAGCGTTGGAAAGTGCTGCACCAGAAGCATCGCTCGCTCGGCCAGTGCCAGGAGCAATAGTTGTACTTGCAACAGTCAATGAAGCGGCCACAGTACCTAGAGCGGTAGTGGCGATTTGACCGGTTGCAGTTGCAGTTGCAGCTGAAGCAAGCTTCAGGGTCTCGGTGTTAGTGCCAACGAGACCAGAAGTTGCAGTGCCTACGCCTTTTTCTTTGCGAGTGTCAGACACACGCAGTCCAAGGGAATAAACAGTTGCGCCCTGAGGCACAGTCAGTCCAGTGATGTCAGGGCGAACCTTGTCATCAGCACGCATGTCGGGGCTAGGGATGACAACGTCGAATGACGCTGCACCAGTAGAACCAACGAGCGCATAACCAACCTTGTGGTAGTACACACGGCCAGGGACGGCTACAACAGGCTGACCCTGGTAGCTACTCAGATCGGTAACCCAGTTACCGGGAAAAATTTTCTTTGCCATTGTTTAGTTACTCCTATCAATAAACGAAGGAATAAGCAATGGTGATGAAGTCGCGGTTAAGCACTTCAAAACCAGCAAACAGCGACCAGATCATGATGATGAATCGTGAGAAATCATCATTGTTGTTCAACAAGATCTGAGCGTTGTTACCACCAATGCCAACGCCGACTGCCTGAGGACCGAAGAAGATCATCGGTGCCGCAGTGGTCACCTGATTGGTGATCGTTGGGTTAGTGGCGTCTGCAATAGTTACCTGCAGAGACTTCTCAGCAAGGTTGGTGGATTCGAACCAACGAACACCTTCAAAGAGGAATCCAGTTGGCATAACAGGTTGACCTGCTACGAAACCAGCCTGTCCGTAAGCGGGACCCATGCCATAGAAGAAGTTGGCATTAGGAGCCTGCTCAGGTTGCAGGGGATTGACCATACCGTTACCGGCATAACGAGCAATCTCACGGAAAGCATCGTTCTGACGGAGATGCATCATTGCAGTTGGATCTGCGATGCAACGGTAATAACCATCAGCAAAGGTTGGGACATTGCGCTTACGCATGTCCTTAACAACCTGCAGCAAGTCTGTCTTTACGTCAAACTTGGCAGATTCACCAGCACCGTAGTTAAGGAACGGAGCGGAGGATGCCTTGGTTTGGCCGAGTGGGTAGTAGTAACCACCAGCATTGTCGCTAGCAGGACCAGCAGCTTCTGCTTTGAAAAGTTCGTCAGCAAAAACGCGATCACGCCAACGGCGGTAATCGTCCAACAGTGTCAGTGAACCGATTGACTGGTGGAAGACGTTCAGGTTGCCGGTATCAAGCAGCAAGCGCTGAGCGGTGAGCAGAGTTTCACGAGCAACCTTGAAGGTTGAAGGTGAAGTTGCATCAGTAGGGTCTGCAGGTCCGGTGTATTCCTTAAGGTTCACCAGAACCTTGTCTTTAACAATAGAGCGGCTAGATGCTGTGCCCAAAGTTTGATCAGCAGTACGCTCTCGGGAATCCTTGTTGCCAGGATTGCCCCAGAAGCGATAACGATCAAGCTGGACAGTCTGGCCGGGTTGCTTAGCGAAATCGTGAACAACCACAGGCTCCACAGCCATCTCGATGATATAACCGGGATGGGGGCGGTAAAGCTCAGCACCTAGCAGCTTGGGAAAATCATTATCAATCCACATGGATCGAAATTCCTCAGCTGTAAGGGTTTATAAGCACAACTACTGTGCTTCTTATTACTATAGTTGTGTTCTATAGGGAGCAAATTTGGACGTAGTAGATGTCCGTGGGTTACTGAGTTTACTTCTGACTGATGGGAGCCTTGTCTCATATCGCACTCCAGGTGGTGGTTATATTCAGCTGACTCTGACGGCTGGTATAAATCAATCAGCATTTCTCGATGACAAAGTTCGAGAATTCAAAGAATTCCTACCATCAAAAGCAAAAATTACTCCCTATAAAAGCTCCCCAAGGGCTAATGGGAGACAGACCTCTGTGCTCAGGTTCAGAGTATCTACCAACAAACTGAGGCCTGTCTACAACTTGCTCTACCCCGGCGGTGAACGATTAATCAATCAAATAGCTCTTGACCTGCTAGGCGCAAGTGCTGCTGCATGGTGCTGGGCTCAAGGGGCTCACATTCGGCCGGACATGAGCGCAGAACTTTCTCGAGTTGGCAAAACATACATGGAGGGAGCTCGCATGCAGGCTTGGATCTCAATGCTGACAGGAGCACAACCAGTCTTAGGGGAGCATCGACAACACCCAAGGCTGTACTTCACTCCATCTGAAACCTTGAAAGTGCAAACCGCACTCATTCAATACGCACCTCCCAGTCGCATTCATCTTTTTAAAGGAGTCACCCCAGATGTCTGCTCAATTCGTAGCTCGCGCACTGAGCTTTTGTTTGGGGGTGGGGACAATAGCTCTAAAGGGGAGAAGACAGCGGCCATGGCTGGAGATCGTCCGTAGCGAAACAGAAAGGCCGTATCTGAGTCACCAACTAAAGCAGCTTCGTGATGCACATCTAGGCAAGCTTGAGTTCGTGACTGACGTCCTCCCCTGCGACGGTTTTTATGACGATGTACGTATTCGCGTACGCAGCGATGAGCTTTACAGGGCATACGAGCTGATGTATCCACGAGACAAAAAAATCGTGACTCCTCAAATCCTGGACATCACCGGCATTGTCGGACTATCCGCTCTCTGGTCAGATCGGGGCCGAATAGTAGGGAGGGTCGGCAAGGCTCACACTCGATTTACCCCAGAAGGAAACATTGCCTTGGCAAGCTGGTGTAATAAGCACAATTTCGAGTGCAAGGTGATGGCAAGACTAGATAAAAGTTATGGGATTCAATTCACGAGAGAGTCGACTAAAGATTTCATAACTGCTGTGCGTCCCCATACCCACAAAGTCATGAGGAAACGGTTCAAGCCGACACCAACTCGTCGATAAGATGAACTTGCTCCGAAGAAGAACTACGTCAGGAGCTGATCCCCAACAATCCAGGAGTCCGGGTTTTTGTAGTTTCAACGGGCTGGCAACTGATCCACTATGCATTTGGCCCATGTGTAGTGGCACCTGGAATTTTACTTAGACAATCACAGATGACTATGGACACTGATTGCGTCGACGGTTTCTGTCCAATGAAGAATCCCTCTGAGGCGAAAGATCCACGGGATATCTTCTTTGCGCCGATCGGGGGAGATGACAGCCCTAAAAAGCCTACTTTTCGAGAAAAATTTATGGACTTCTGCGATGACAACCCAAATGATGTGAAGTGCAGGCTGTTTGACGTATAGTCCTTTTTTGTTTTTCTTAGACTGACGCAATAACTAAGTTGCGCCAAGAATGGCTGTCTTTAATAAACTCAATGGTTTTGTAGAGCACTTGAGTGAAGGTGTGCACAACCTGGGCAGCGACCAGCTAGTGCTCGCACTGAGTAACGTTGCACCATCATCCGAAACGACGCCGCCATCATCGACAACGGCTGGTTGCGTCCTCGCGAACGTAACTGAAATTACCTACACCGGGCTAAGCACTAGAGATCTAACCACAACAAGCTCTGCCCAGGCTTCAGGTACTTATCGCCTCGTCCTCGACGATCTAACTCTTAGTTCGACGGGAACTGTTGGTCCTTTCCGATACATCTACCTGTACAACACAACGCCAACCAGTCCTGCTGACCCGCTGATTGGTTACTTCGATTACGGAGCAAACTTGACCCTTAATACAGGTGAAAGCTTGACGATCGATTTTGACCAAGCCTCAGGCGCAATCACCCTGGGTTGATCCACCGATCGAGGTAAAACATGCCAGCGGTTCATCCCGATCTCGCCGCTGGGACGGCATCGTTCATATTCACCCCAACAAACGCCGATCTAATCTGTCGGCGGGAAGTTGCTGGCACTGGTAATTTCAAGACAAAAATAAACGCTGTTTATCGCTTAAACAGTGAAGTTACTTTCATAGGCGCAGAAACAAGCGAAAACGCAACGGCTGTCATGCCGAGCCACCAGGCCAATGACTTGCTGCTTGTTTTCGCATTTAATGGCAATGGCACTGGGATTCCTATAGCGCCATCAGGGGAAGGCTGGGAAACAATAAAAACTAACGGTGTGAACCCTAATGGCTATCACCTTGCATATAAATTCGCAGCTACCAATACGCAAACAGTTGGACCTTGGGTTGGTTCAACCAGGACCACTGCTGTCGTTTATCGAAATGTTCGCAAGATTCCAAACGATACGTCTAGTTCAAAAAACTTTTTATCGACCAAAATCCTCTATCCGTCTATAGCTACAGAAAACTCTGGCGGGACTCGAGTTGTATATTTCAGCACTAGCAAACAAAACCTAGATTCTGCCCTAACGCCCGCTGATACAACCACAAGAATATCCACTCAAGCGATCAGTGGCTCAGCTCCAGGCATTGGATTACACGATCGACTACTGCCTAACGGTACTGAACTCCTAGGCGGTAGTAATACCACTGTTACCTCCACCAAATCGCAAGTTGTTGCGATTGAACTGCTTTCTGGAGTACCGGAGATTCAGGCGCAATCAGTTGGATTTACAACTGGCCTGAATGGCGACATATTTAAGAACAGACTTTCCCTAACAAGTAGACCATATAATGTCACACTGCCACAGGTATTTTGGTCTTATAAAAGTTACTATACGGCCAACTCGGCGACATTCAGTCATTCAATATCTCCTGTCGTAACGCCTCGAGGCTACTTCAGTCAATTTCAGCAAGGTGACTTTCATCTTTCTGTTGCACAGGCAATATTTGCTAGGTACTTAATAGCTCAGCCAGCCTCTGGAGGCTTCGCATTTACCGAGGGGTTGATTGATTTCGCCAAAGGCTTTTTTGCTAACGCAGAAGCTGGCGTATTCTCTGCAACTTTCTACGACACACTATTAACGCACTTTGCCACGCTACAGGCGCTATCCGGCAAGTTTGACGTAACGCACGTATCGACTGCACTGCAACGAGCGCTCATTGAAGCGCTGGCCGCTGCAATATTTAATTCAACAACTGCCGCTGTCGGCATCAGAAACGATGCGGCCTCGTCGCCAAGTGGTGGACCATTCAAGCCTGCTGCCCCGTTCCACCTACAGCCAAGCCTGGTCCAGTACAACTCGATCAGCAAGTCACGCGATTTAGGGGTCGTCAGTAATTTCCTTGGCTTATTCGCAGGCAAGATTGGCTCACAAACAGGAGCGCCATCCCTATTCTTCAAGCTCAAAACGCTTGGTCCTGCGGACTTACGAATCCAGAAAAAATCAATCAATAAATACACGGATGGATATATCTCTGTAGCGATTGCGGACGCAAACCGCAAGCCAGTAAGTGTTAACGACTTTGGGTTTGCCTACCAAAACGAAATTCTCAATACAGAAATCGAAGAGTTTGCGCTTCCCATGCCAGCCGGTGAGTACTACTTCATCGTGAGTAGCAGCCAGTGGCAAGAGCTTCCTTTCAGTATTGAAATTCAGGCCATTCGCTTCTCTTCTCTTTCTGGTGTTATCACGCTCACCAATCAATCACTGGCACGATTTGCTATCTCCAAGATGAAGGGTGCGGCCCCAATTACAGGACCGTTCCAGGCCACTATCCCCACAGCTTCGCAGCTAAAGCAACCTACTGGGCCAGTTCTACTTACTTCTGGAAGCAGGGGAGCGCTTACAACTCCAGAAGGTCTTGCGCTTATGAGAATGTTGCCTACAGGGCGACTCAAGATGACGCACAAAATTACTGGTACAGCGTCAATTAGCGGAACGAATGTAGCTACGCTTAGTTCAGCTCCGCCGTATGGCGGCGGTTACGGCCCTTGATACTGGGCGCTGCCACACACATTTAGATATTGAAAGTTCATGGCATTTTCGGAGTACTTTGCAACGCAAGTTCTGAGCTGGGTCAAAGGGGCACCATTTCCGACTGCACTCGCAAATGTCTACGTGTCATTGCACTCCTCAGATCCTGGCACTGCCGGGTCTAGTGGTGATGTAACTAATACAATCACCAATTCTGTCAACAGAACTACTATCTCCAGCGCAGCCCTCAGCGCA